GTTTTCTGACCCGCTACACATAGTTAGTGCGGAGAACCTATGTAATAAAGTGCAAACGTAGCTTTGCATTAATTGTTTACATTGTTACAACGTGTATTGTTAATTGACCCCTTAACAATGTGTCTTACCTACTTAATTCTCTTTCAAGCTGATATTTTACCCGGTCCGGCACTCGCGATTGCATGGCAGTCTCTATTGGTTGCCTTGTGGCATGATTCGCCATTGCTTTATGAAGAGTGAACGAATAATGTTCGGCTATTGGTGTATCATTCTCATCGGGGTCGTTTATTCTTGATCCTTTGCCTTCACGATATTGGAAAGCTCCGGCCGCGTAGCCCTTCGAAGATTGCGACCTACTGAAGACTCCAATGTGCCCTGACTTCATCCGGGCAATGAAACCTGCTTTTAGCGTCTTCCTTTGTCCTTTGACAATTTCGAACGAGACGGCCGTTCTTGGCTTACTTCGCGTTATGCCAGTTTGAAATTTACGTCCTTTCTTAATAAAGGAATTAACGCGCGACCGGTCGCTCTTATCTCGTTTCCTGGTAATGTTCAGTCCGTCACCTTTCAGGCCACGAAATTTTGAAATTGAAATAGAACGCTTTGCATCGGCAAATATCGCTGCCGAAAGGTTCGAACGGTTTGCGGCCGTCATTCTAATTAGACCGGAACGCGACCCCATTAATTCAAAACGTGGTATATTGTAACGGTTGGTCATTTGCTTTATAGCAACCGTCCGACCCACTTTTAAAGAGTCGTTAAGACCTCGCGCGATTGCAGCGGCAGCGCGGGTCGGTTTCATTTTAGAGACAAGAGTGCGAAGTTCTGAAGTATCTAATCGGACGTTTAATCTAACTGACATTCGGCAAAGGTCGGAAAAAGAAAGACCCGCGCAGTTTAGGGCTGCGCGGGTCGGTAGTGTTCGGATCGGTCTCTAAAGGTTTTCCGATCCTCGTTCACCACAAACGAATGAATTTAACGGTACGCATATTTATTATCCTTACTAATCCAATCCTCACAACTTTTACAAACGTAGTTTGATCCATCGGGTGAATATGGATCGCACCAGATACAACTTTCGGTCGTTGGATATTCGTAGTCCTTTAGCGTTGAAAATTTAGACCACTCATAAGAACGGTTTGAAAACCAATTTCCGAACGCGTCACGATGCCCCATATCTTCGTTGATTATGGTAGCTTCATTGCTATCATTCAAGAAAACTAATTTAGACGCTCCGATTGATCGCTTTATCAAATCGAGCGTTCCGTGATTGGACAGGAATGAAGACGGCAATTTTTTCAACGTCTCATTAAACAGATATGTGTCTGAATATTTTCTCGAGCCTTGTCCTATGATCCCATTGTGAACGAACGCTAAGTTTTCGTTTACGTGGAACGGGTGACAATTTTCGACATTCACTTTCCCGGCCGTGGCTATTCTGAAATGTAGAACAATGTTCGATTCAGGTAGGTCTTCGCGGTGTTTCAGGTAGATGCCGTAGATCTTATCGGGGTTCATCGACATTGATTTTTGACTGATAAGTTTACTTCCATTGGTGGCGATTATTCCGAAACCGTCTGGATTTGAATATAAACTCGCTTCGATCGTTTCGAACGGCAGCCTGTTTTCAGGGGTGTTTAAGATGGCTATACACATGACTTTTAGTTTTAAGTTGTTTTTATCTGTGGTGAATTATTTACTCTTTTTCTTCATGCTGGTTAATTGCTTAGACGTGACCGTTACGCCTTCAATGTCTTTCAAGTAATTAACAAAGCGCGTAACACGTTCGTTTACCGCATCTTCGGTGAACACTTTCAAAAGATGATCGCGAAGCGTTGATCCCTCACCGCACATTGATTTTAAAACTTCAATCTCATTTTCAGTTCTATTTTGATCTATTATGCGGATCAATTCAGTACGCCACAAAAGACTAGTCAAACTTCGAACAGCAGAAAAAATTCTAAATTCGATTCGGTCGTTCTTTATTGCGATCGCCTGAAATTTGTCGAAAGACTCTAGTGTTTCATTTTTCGGCTTTGCTTTGCAGTAATGCGCCCCGACCCTTTTGGGATAAAGAGCGTATAATAAAGGAAAATAGCCCGAAATTGACTTGGCCATATCCTTTGGCCTCTCAAGTTCGTTTGAGTAATTTATATGTCCTCCGCATCGATGTGATTGGTCAGCGTTTAAGTATTTAGCAACTGGTAGGAACGCTTCAGAAAAGTTCGTTTCGTGAAGATCAAAAACGGGGCTGATCAATTCGAATCCCGTTTCCTCATCCAAAGAACCGTCCCGTTCTATTGTCCATTCGGTGTCGTTGAAAATTTTAGCCACATCAAAATCAGATCGCATTTCGTCTTCTTTTTCAACCTCAAAACCAACTTTTATTTTTGTGGTGGAATTATCACGCCTTGGGCCGTTGTGATAATCGTACAACTTGCCTTCTTCTTCTTCTGGTTCGCTTTCAAGATGATATTCCCCGTCTGATTCCCAGTAGTAACAGTCATCTTGATGGTAACAATCGTCTTCACTTTCAACATAACGCGATCGGTCGCGGTCGATATATTCGCCATCATGAAGGCGAACAAGATCGGCCCATTCTATGCCTTCTTCGGTGTAATATGTCCCGTTGACGTAGATTAATTCTGAATTATTTCTATGGGTAATTATCTCACTCCCTCTTTTGCTGATCGCGCTAACTGCATCTTCGTAATGTATATGGCACATGTTCAGTTCGTCCCATGCAATACCATCTTCGTCCATGTCTTTGTGAAAGAAACCACCATCAATCTCGACACAGTTGTAACGGTATGCCGCAAAGCCGTTGACCGTCTCGACAAGTTTATCCCTATGCTCCGACAGATCAAGATGCCCACTATTGATCGATGCGCGTAAAACTGATAATTTAAATTGTGCGCTCATTTTTTCTTGTTTTTAGATGTTTGTGGTGATTTTCAATTTAGTAGCCGATCCCGTAAAAGTGACAAAGTAGGCCGATCGTTAGCGTAATCGCGCCCAGGGCTGCGATCATTAAATTTTGAAGTGTTTCTGTTTTCATTGTGGTGAGTTTTTTAGTTGTTGCCTTATGGCCTGACAATAGTATAACGATCAAATGAGGCTGCAAAATATATCAAGTGAAAAAGTTAAGTTTTTCGCTAATTTAGAATCATTCTAAATAAGAGCGGACCGGTAGTGCCGGTAGTGCCGGTTTCTTTTTCTTATATAAGGAATAACGCGCGCTCGTATAACGAAAAAGTTTCAAACAAACTATTTTTAAGTTCAAATTCTTTTCCGCATGTTTGCAGTTCACCATGAACGACCCGAAAAAGGGACGCGCAATGTTATGCCCATACGTCCCGATTCAACAAGGCACAAACGGCCTAACGGGTGCGGTATGTTATATCGGGAGTGCCTACCAAAAAAGTTACAGAGGTACTGTTCCCCCGTGACGGGATCTCGAGGTACGCGGAAAAATTTTTAAGGGTCTTGTCTGCGTGGTTTGGTTGGGTTTTGGCTGGGTGGTTCGATCACCGAACCCTCATCACAGCTCTCAGCCCCATCTCAGGATTCTTCAGCCTGACGTGGTTGAGATATTCGATACTGAAGGTCTGAATAACGAAGGATGGGTCAGCATGGCAATACGGGCAACTTCCTCCAAGGCCAGCAAACGACCGGAACCATCGCTTCTCGCAGGACTTACAGTAGGTTTCTTCTGGAGCGCTCATAGGGTTCGGGTTTGAGTGCGCTAATTTACGGAAAGACCCCCGCCTCTTTGTGGGGGTAGATGCTCAGAGAAATAGTTAGGCCGTCCATCGGTTAGGATAGACGGCCTGAGAACTGGTTGATTGGGTATTGTCAGGTAAGTTCCTTTCGGAGCAGCGCCTTAGTGACGAGACTGAAGTCGTTATCGAGCATCCAGTTAGCGTAGCCCTTGTCGGACGAGACCGGCCTTCCCTTGTTCTTTCCGAAATTGTAGGTCAGAACCCCGTCAGTGTAGATCAGGTTGCCAGTAAAGTCTGCCCTGTCCCCATATTCGCAGAACTCGTGAAGCGCGTCAGCATCGGCCAGTTCTGGATACTCCTTGATCTGAGCGTCCAATATCTCTGCCGTGGCACGAATGTCGTTCCCCGCATCGTGCGCTCCGACCATTTCCTTTCCGCAGTACCGCTTGTATGCTGCCGTCAGATCTCGCTTCTCCATCTTGGCAAACACCTTGTAGGCATCAAAGAATCTTCTCTTCTCAGACATGAAGCTGATGCCACACCTTTCGAACTCTTCCGCTAATATCGGAACGTCAAAGTGGTTTGAATTATAGCCAGCGATGTCAGCACCTTTGAACAGGTCAAAGATTTTCGGTGCGACCTCGATGAACTTCTGGCAATCAGCCACCTGTTCGTCCAGTATCCCATGCACGTCTGAGGCTTCCCTTGGGATCGGGATGGTGGGGTTGACAAGGAAATCATGCTCATCCCTCGTGCCGTCCTCGTTCCAAATGATCAAGGCTATGCTAACTATCCTGTCAGAAACCACGTTAACTCCCGTTGTCTCCACGTCAAAAAAGACGACTTTTCTTCTGTTTCTCATTGCTCTTGATCTTACCGTTACGAAATCCTCTCAAACCTCTTCCCGACCCTTCTGTACGCACCCTTGAGCTTATCCTTGGCGGAAGTCAGGTCGCGCTTGGCAATGTCTCTTTCGGCAATGGTCTGTGTCAAATGTTCTCGCGCGTCATTCTCCCCTTTCAATGCGTTGGCCTTGAAGGCCTCCAATCGGATGATCTGCTCGTTCTTCTGTCGCAGAGCCGAGCTCTGCCCGTCAATCAGAGTTTGACGATCCTTGATTAACACGTCCTTTGCGTCCACTCTTGCCGAAACCAGCTTCAACTCCTTACTCCGGTGTCGGAGCGAATTGGCAAGGATGCCTGAGATTGTTACGAATACTACTGTCAATACTGCGAATACTGGTGTCATGATTACTTGATTTAGGTTACTTGTTATTTGCCTCACTATTGAGGACTTGGTTAATGTCAACGAAGCTCTCTCCCGAATACACGCGGAGGAATTTCTTTCCCTGAGTTGTTGCGGTGGGTGTTGTCTCTGTTATCGTGAGAAGCCAGTCGAATAGCTCCTCACCAACATGGATGGGATCTGGGCGATGGAGTAGAATGGCCTCCCTTATCTGCTTGATCAGTGCCGTCCCGAATGGCGTGGCCGGCACAGGATTCGACTGGAGGAATTTGGTGTTGAGGTGGTTTAGTGTCATATCAGTCGTTTGATTAAAAAGTTTCGGTAAATCTATGAAACTATTTTGACACTTGTACAGTTGTGGTGTAATTTGGAATCGGTCTAAATAAGGTGTTACTTCCTCAACCGAATGACCTGACCTATCCTGATCGTCCCCATGTGTCCTGTCCCTGCCATGTATCCGACTGAGAAGTAAGTTCCTGATCGGAACTTCAATCCGATGTCAATTCCACCTCCCGCGTAATTGGGGATTTGGGCGTAACTGGCTCCGATACCCCCTTGCAACGAGGCTATCATTTGGAATCCTGACCTTCTCTTTTCTGAAGCATAGGCGCTTTCCGTAGCGGCCAGCTTGGAATTGAGTGCTGCTCTACCCTCATCGACTTGTTTAAGAGCAGATTTAAGCGCATCGACCTCGGCTTGGAGTGCGTCACGGATGGAGTCGAGGCGATCGATCTCGTCCAGTGATGCCTCGGCCGTCCTTTCGAGGTGGCTGATGTATGAGAATCCGAAGAGTACGGAAGCATACTGCCTTTCAGTAATCGCTACCAGTGAGTTCCCTCTTGACTGAATCAAGATGGGCGACCCCGTCTGTGAAAAACTCGCCTTGGGCAGCGAAAGGGAGATCAGCAACGTCATTAGCGTTGCTGCGAGTGGTCTTCTTAGACCGTTTAATACTGTTCTGTAATTCATTTTCCCTCTCTTTTGTGGTTAGTTTTTCGATTTCAGTGCGGAGTTTATCGGCATCCGCTTCGTATTCAGCCCTCAATCGGTCTGTCCGGTAGATGGTGGTGTCCTGAGCCGTAGTGTCGAGTTTCGGTCGGTCGGAGCAGGAGCGCATAGTGAGGATCGTAGCGCCTACTGTGAGAGCGAGGCCGACTGTGATGGCGATGGTTATGAGGGTCGGTTTCGTCATCGCTTTATCTGAAAGTGCGGCATATCTTTGAATTTCGGCCAGCCGCCACCCCATTCGAGTTCAACTCCGTGAGTGGCCGCGACCACAATAAGGTGACGGGCAATTGTTTCCAGGTGGTTAACGTCCCATGAGGCTTTTCCATCCACGAAGGCGTAAATATCGAACGCCTCTCCAGATTGGTGTCGGCTGAACTTCTTGAACCCGTCAGCGTTCGTGATCTTCGGCTTGCTTAGGTCGGTACGGCCCTGAGCGTACATTGCGTTCTGCCGATGTGCTGTCCTGAGCCCTCCGTCCTGCGGTATTCCAAAATCGATAGGGCTCGTCTTTATAGCGTCCTCTACGATGGTGATGAGGATCGGCTCGATGCCTACAAGCCTCTCTCGACTCGTCTTGGAAAGTTTGAACGGTTTGCTCATAACGCCATCGCTTTTTTGGTTACCTCAAACTTGTCAAGGAATCCCACCCTGTCCGTCCTTGTTGCGAAACGATCGACATGGTGATTGACCATGCTGTTGTATTTCAGACCGAGACGCTTTCGGATGACGGTGTGAGGCCGGATATTCATTTCGTTCACGGCCAGTCGGCACACAATGGTCTTCAGGTCGCGCATTTCTTCAGTATCTGAAAGCGCCACGTCCATCGGGTCTGCTCCGAATGCGTTACAGGCCGAGATCACAAGCGGCTCCAGCTCATCTTTACTGACCCGCGACTTGATCTTCAGCTTGCTGAAATACTTGGAGACGGCCAATGACGGAGCAACCCCATCTGTGCGGTACTTATCTATTCTTTCGTCTGCTGGCATGTCGGTAAAGCCGAGTGATTCGGCCTTATCCTTAAACCTTCGTACGTAAATGTCGTTCTCTAACATTGGAAGCTGTGAATTAGTTTGCCAAAACTACTGAAATTATTTTGATTGCAACGAATCAACGATCTCTCGGCAAAGTTCAGCGGGGATCTTAGACCGCTCGAAGCTACCTTTCCTTCCCTGAGTTCCTGTCTTTGCGCCTCTACGGGCTGATTCGTGGTGGCAATGCCTGTCGATGATGGCTCCCCGTGCGTCATATTTGAAGTTGTGGCATTCAGGACGAGGAGCCCAAGCGGTCGAGTTCGTCCACACGTCAGTTGGTTTTGCGCGCTCATCATTGTACTGGCAATACCAAATAGTGTGTCTTTTGAACTTCTGCATCCACGGCATGTGACGGAGATTCCCGCGAGGATTCTCGAAGAAGAATATCAAGTTAGGGTTCAGTTTCAACCAATGATCGACCATTGCTATGACATGCTGATTCACTCGGTCGCACTTGTGGGCGTATTCGGTCTTGGGCGACCTGTCCAGATTTCGATGAGTGCTGCACGCGGCTATCGAATAGGTCGTGCAATCGAAACTGGCCCACACCACGTCAGGGATGAATGGCACGTCACTTGGTCGCATCCATTCGATGTCGATCTTCAGGTGTGTGTTCGGGTAATCGCTCCAGTCCACGGAGAATACGTTGTGTCCTGCGGCCTCGGCAGCTTTGCCGAATGACCTGTCTCCTGAGAATAGTTCTACTGTGTTCATTGCTGTTTAATTCGTTTCATAACTTCTCTTAACCACTCATCCGGCTTATCCTTGAACTCTCCAGTGTCCTCATTCTTGATCGAGTGGAACCATTGCTCTTTCGGCCACTGACCAGTCCTGAACGTGCCTGTCACCCTGAGCGTTTGGCCGTTGTATTTGAAAGGTTTTAAAGGCATTGAGCTGACTTGTTCTGCGACTGAATTCTAAAATTGGCCTTTTGACAGGCATTTTCATTTATTTCGTATCCATCATATTGCAATTCCAGATCCTTTGCAACTACTCCAAAGGTTCCGCTACCCGCAAATCCATCCCAAACACTTTCGTTCCTACTGGTAAGCCATTCCATTATCGGTTTTATCAGGTCGATTGGTTTGCCCCAGACGCCGAGCTCCTTACCCACGTTTCGAGGCACTTCAATGACGCTGTTGAGCATTTTTCTCTCTCTTGGCGTGTAGGTTCTATCTCCAAGGCCCTTATCTCTTCCAATGCATCCCTTACCTTTTTTCATGGGGGTTCTATCCATGTTGTATTCTCCAACGTAGGCATCGTGACGAAGCTCACCATAGATCATTATGTGCTCATGAGTAAGGCGTGGCATATTGTGACTCACCCACCTACCATCCTTGAAAAACCAAATCATTTCAAACTTTGGAACACCGAACATTTTTTCAACGTGATGCCTGTTTTGAAAGTTTGTAAAGCAGCAGTATGTTTTTGCAACTGGCTTCCAGTCAATATCCTTCCAAATATCAAAAGGCGGGTCAAACATTGCGAGGTCATAAACGCCATCCCCACTCCTGTAATCAGAACAGGTTATCTTATTTGATCGCATCATAGATCGCGTTTTTGTGATTGAGAGTGGCATTTCAGCGCGACCATCTATCGTTAAACACTCTCACTCTTTGCTCATCAATCTCGTATGCGATAAAGTCTCTATTTAATTCCCTGCAAACGTCCCCAACTATTCCGCTACCGAAAAACGGGTCTAAAACCACTCCGTTTTCAGGGCAGAAGCATTTAATGAGTATCTGCATCAAGTCTTTTGGCTTTGCGGGTATTTTTCCAGAATGCGGCTTGTTAAAATGATAGTGATCTCTTATCCAAGTCCCCTCGTCTGACTTATCAAATTGCCTTCCTTCCGCTTTGTAGTCACCAAACACCTTACTGCTTCGCTTCATTGATTTTGTTGCTTCGCTGTAATCCAGTCCGGTTCTTACGTCTATATAAAAATCCTTACTCAGTGTAAGCCAGAATATTTTCTGAAAGGAGACGAGTGGCATCCGCTTACTCACCCAAGCGCCCCATTTGAAAAGCTCCAAATTATTTCTCGTCTAAATACGTGGTTCACTTCGTTTCTCAACTTATAATCGAATGGTTGCTTAGTAAAGCAAACAATGTTTCCCGTCAGCTTCGTAACCCTTACGGCCTGACAAATCAAGCCGCCTTCGCAAAGTTTGTCCCAGTCCTGATAATCAGGGTCTAATATTGTTAGGTCTATACTGTGGTCATCTAAATCGCAAATCAAGTCCATTGCGTCTCCTTGAAATAGCCTGAGCCCTCCGCTAAAGTCGGATTGGCATAATGGGGATTCATTGCCTTTTATCATTTTTTCAGTGTTGATCAGCTTTTTCATTATTTCGGTTAAGGTTGTGGTAACGGGTTCATGGTAAGTGCCAATCCCCCGACCTACCAAGTTTCAGTTCTTAATCAATGCGTTGTAAGCTGCGTTCGCGCTTGTGAATGAGTGCTTTACGAACCCGTTCATCTTTAGAATGAACGAACACTTACCGCTATTGGATGAAGATGAGCAATAGGCCACCTTGTAACCTCTTTTCTCGAATGCCTTTTCAATTTGTGATACTTTCATCTTCTTTGTAGTTTAGTCGTGCTTCATTGCTTTCGACCTGACAAACCTAACCACTCCATCCTTACCAACCAAATTATTTCCAACATTTATTGAAACTTTTTTATCAACTCCTGCCCTTCAAGCACGGATCTGACGAGAAAATACTTCGCTCCGACCTTTTTGCAGACCTCCTCGAACCGCTTCTGATCCCAACTTTGGACGCCAATATCGGTCTTCATTTCCAAGAATACCGTCACTCCGTCCCGTCCGAGGAAGCACAGGTCGGCCACACCAGCGACCATTCCCATAGCCTTCAAGCGCGCTCCGTCAATCCTGTTCTTAGGTGTGTTGTGGATCATAAAAAGTTGCATCCGGTGTTCAGGATAGGTGTTCCAATGCCATGTGAACAACTCTTGGTGGATTCTTGCTTCACTTAGGTCGCTCATCTTAGTCGGTAATTACTGAAATTTGAATTCTCCAATTCTCGCTCCTGCCTATAAACCCACCCCATTGTATATCCTCTCATTGACGCATACTGAACAAGCTCGTCCCTTCCTTTTGAGCGGATAACCCTCCAGATGAAAGTGGGTTTGTACGCGCCACTGTCTTGTAGGTCGGACAACTCCAAAACACTCAGGTCTGACACCATTTTACCCACAAGCCCATTAGGAACCTTTGATTTTACCTCGGTCAGCGTCACTTCTGGCGCTGGTTCTGCCTCTGCTTTTGGGAACTCGTAACCGCACACCACACACATTTTCGCAGAGGCAGCAAGAAGCGCGTCACATTTCGGACACGTTTTAACTGGCGCGAGTCCGACAGTTGAAGACCCGACCTTCTCAAGACTCCAGTCTCTTGGGTCATCCCAAAACCCAAATCGCTTCACGTTGTTCCCGAAATCGAGTATTGTAAACTTCTTCTTCCTGTCAGTAACCCTTGACCCACGCCCCACCATTTGCAGGTAGAGCGGCAATGACGTAGTAGCTCTGTAAAGAATAACCGTCTCAATGTCCGGCTGGTCGAATCCTGTTGTAGCTATCCCCACATTGCACAGCACCCCGTTATGACTCTGATCGAACCAATTCAGAATAGCCCGTCTATCCGCGTCACTCATTTCAGAATCGAGGTGCATGGATGGAATGCCTCTCTTATCCATCTCATCGGCAAGCTGCTTTGAGTTATTTATCCCCGCTGAAAAAACGATTGCCTTCTTTCCTGGCGTGAGCCTAACGTAGTTGTCTATTACCCCATTGAATGTTTTTAGTTTTTCATACTGCTTCTGCATTGATTTCGCATCAAACTCTCCAGCAACTTTCTTCACATCGGTCAGGTCAACATCGACACCGAAATATGATGGCCGACTCAGAAATCCGAGTTCGATCAGCTCTGGGGTGTCGATCGATTGAACTATCGAGTTGTAAAACTCATCCATACCCTTTTGCGACCTACCTTTTCTGAACGGAGTAGCAGTTGCCCCTATAACAAACGTGTTCTCTCCAAGGAATGGGAAGATCTTGTCAAATGCTGACTTGTGTGCTTCATCGAATATGACGAGCCTCCTACTTTCAAGGAAATCCTTATACTGCTCAACCCTTCTTGCAAGTGTTTCAACCATTGCAACGTGGCACGGGGCATTCATATTCGGGTAAGACCCTGCTGATATATATTGGGGGTGTATCCCAAACCTATCAAAACTACTTCCGGCCTGCTTTAATAGTTCGATTCTATCTGTAACGATAAGTGCATTACTTCCTTTTTTGACAGCTTGTGAAACCATGTAACTGAACATAGCCGTCTTGCCAGCGCCAGTGGGCGCGCACATGACCACTCGCTTCTTTCCGCGAGAAAAATTGTCTCGAATGCCTCCAACAGTATTTGTTTGGTAATCTCTCAGTTTTATCATCCTCCTAATTCTTTAACCCAATTGTAAATAGTAGTCCTTGCCACTTTCAGCATCCTCGCAGCTTCAGCTTTATTCAGATTCGGATTGACAGCATACATCTTCTGAAACTTCTCCATGTCACTCAGACTGTCTTTTTGAACAAGACTGTCTCTAAGTTTTTGATACTCTATCGAATTACCAAGAACCTTATGGGCCATAGCTATGAAGTACTTTGAAACTTTGTATGCCTTGTCGATGGTTTCTACCTCTATCGGAGACGAGAATGACTCTCCGTTCGAATAACATTCGAGAACGTGCAGATCCAAACAGAACCTTGGAATGTACGTTTTCTGCTTAGGGAGGATGGACTTCATTGTTTCGGTCGTCTCGTCCGAGTTTTCCATGGCGGTGATCTCGTTCATTACTTCAAGAAGCCTTTGTGTACCTGACTCTGTGAATCCAATATATTCACTTATGACGTCTCCATCCTCATCCATCTTTACCTCTGATTTGACATGACTGAACAAGCTCTGAATGTATTCCGACCACCAATCTATCAGGTCTTGGTCGATCTCGTTCAGTGTGAATTCATTCACAGACACGTCTGGAAAACACAAGAGTAGCCTATCAGAGAATCCGTTATCTGAGTAATCATCCGTGAACACTTTTATCATCACTTTCGGCTGAATACCTCCCAGAACAGGGATCACTGGAGAGTGAATGTAGTTGTCCCGAACGGTCTTTCTTGTGGTGTAAGCTGGGCTATTCGAGAATGCAGACAGATGAAACTCAAGATCCGACCCAGCTCGATACTTATTCATGTCTTTGATCCATCCCGCAAGCTCATCTTTGAATATCCCTACGGAGTTCGGATTCTGCTCATGCAGCTCCACAAGCGCCTCAATGGTCGTGTCGTTCACGATGAACTGGCTCTTTCTTGGTCGCTGGACTTCATTTGCATGTTGTTTTTCGTCTTTTGTCAATGATTCGTAATGAGTCCACTTATCCATCTGCCTCCTATGCTCACGGATCTCTTTTCCGTTGAGGTTTTGGAGTGGTTCAATAACTGCCCTCATAGCCGGTGTTTTTCCCGTGCCTGGGTCGCCTACAACAGCCAGCCATAGGACAGAGCATTCGTTCCACCCTCTCTTTACTCTGATCTTCATCGAGTTTCCGATTATCAGTGACGTCATCCAGAGTATTCCGCTCGACATGAAGTCGATATTGTGACCTAGCGCAGCGTTCATCTCTATGAGGAAATTAGACACTTCAGTAGGGAATACGTCTATTGGAAAAACGGGCGGGGTAGATATAGGCGCTGGTTCAGGAGGTGTTAGTTTTATGGGTGGGTTCCGCTTTACCCTATCTCCATACCCGTCAATGTAGAGTTGTTTTCCAGCAGCCGAAAAGTCACCACCATGATTTCTGTAAGTATATACAGCGAACGGGCTGAGTAGCTTTTCGTGCGGGTAAACCGTACCCGTGCTGAACAGGTACATGCACCCACTATCCCTATAAACATATCCTGAGTGTGCCGAGGTCGCCCCCTGCCTCTTTATCACAACCTTCGAGGTCAATTGTCGAACTATCTTGAAATCGTCACCAAACACATCGAATACATCAAAACGCTTGTTATAGTCATCCCACGGGCTGAGGCGACCGCCATCTATCTGTTGGACTTTTTTTACCTCTGGGCGTTCCGCACTGACCGTGCTCTCATCATAAGTCCGGCAGATACTCAACAGCGTTTCGTGCTCTTCGTCATCAAGGTGTCCAATGGCAGTGTAGTCGGTTCCATTCACGCACTCATCGTAAACCACACAGTAACCGCCCCTCCCCCTTGTTTCGATCAGAGCCTCCACTTTTGACTTTCCCTCTTTTTTCATTCCTGTCACGGTAGGGACGGCCAGTTTCATATTGCCCATATCGGTCTTTGTCCTGTAAGTGAGGTGGTATCCCTGATTGACAGTCCTATGGATTGATACGCGGTCGTCAAAACCCATGATGGAATCTCTCGCAAAGGACATGAACTCATTAAAGAACGGAGCGCGCCTCTCTATTGGCAGAACTTTCAGGTCGATGTCTATTACAAAAACATCATTGAATCCCGTGCAGTAGCCGTAGCGCCAAATATCAGGTATCTGAATAGCCCTTTCGAGTTCGGGTGTAGTCCATTGGGTCTTTTGCAATTCTGCCCACGGGTGAGACGGAATCTTATTCTCTCCAGCAACAAGAAGACTGTACCCTGCTGACAGTAGTAGTTTTCCTTGATCTAATTTGATGTGCTTGCTCATTTTGATAAAAGTTACCTTTCGTTTTAGCGCATAAAAAAACCCAAGGGTTCAGAGTAGCCGCTCTTCCCCCATTGGGTTTAAATGTGATGACCTATACATCAGTCGGCTACCTGATACGGAACAAACGTATAAGTATTTCTCGACATTACAAAATCTGTACAGTAAAATAACGAGTTGTACACTTTTTTTTGAAAAGTGTACAGTATGGGTGTACACATTAAAATACTGATTATCAGCTACTTGTCGTTTTTTGAAGGTGAAAGTGTACGTTTTGTACACCTGTTTGATTTAATTGAAAAATATTTTCCAGATTTATTTTCTCCTAAAGTAGTGTACAGAGTGTACAATATGTACACTTTAGGCACGAGACATGTGTACACCGGACATCTTCATGTGTACACTTTTGCGCGACATGTACACTAAAAACAGAAAAACCCACCAGTAGGTAGGTTTTTCATTGACTTTATCGAGCAGCAGTAACTAGCAGACGAAGTGATTAGGCGCATCCGTCATTCCTACGCGTCTAGCATACTTGGCCGAAAGCCATTCCGAATGATTGAACTGTTTAATCCGGTCGTCTCCCACAAACTCAACATGAATGCTTAAATCATTGCAAAAAAAGCTGGGATGATATAATAATAGAGTTCGACCGTCTTCTGTTTTGGCAAAAACGTATGTCTTTCCGCGTGATGACAGAAGTAGTGCGTCCTCAATGGCAATCCCTAGCGCTTTAGACAATCTTTCCGCGTCAAAGGTTTGACTACTCGATTCCAACGCAGATAACTCCACATAGTGTCCGCTATTGCCGTCAGATTCAAGTGAATAAACTCCATTTTTTTCTGACCACTCAATACTAATTTCTCTTTCTGATTTTTTCATCTTGTTATCATTTGTTCTATTGCAGCATGAGCTTCCCTTAGTTCGGGGTCATTGCTTCCTACGCTGTTGTAGCCATCCCTTGCCGTGGCTAAGTTGGCCCACCCTAAGTAGGTTCCTATCTCGTTCTTACTCCATCCTGCCACCTTAGCCAGTTTCATAAAGACCAACCTAGTACCATTGCCTTTATTATCGACACTTATTTTTAGCAGCGTCAGTTCTTCGATGGCGAAGTGTATCCACTCTAAAGAAGGCCGCTCCTTCCCTTTCGGGATAAGAGCGGCCTCTGGATTTGATGGGTCAGAACGCAGCACCATCGCTAGGCTTGATAACACTGAACTTCCACCCGTTCGCATTGGTGAACCATCGGCCACCACTCGCTTGATTCGACCGAAGATTGAAGTCGATCTCGACCTCATCTCCCACCTTCACTTTTGAATCGACCAGATCAGCCTTCTCCTTCATGAAATCGATGGCGATGTCGGTATCGTATTCTCCGTCACGAGTGGTGACTATAACGGTATTTTTCAGGGTTCCGTTCTGACCCACTGCCTCTGTTCCGAGGATCTCCTTCACTTTTCCTTTTACTTTGAAACTCATGATACTTGGTTTTGTGCCGCGCTATTCGGTTGGCTGGTTAAAATTACTTTCTTAACGGTTCAGATTTCCTCAACCCGTTCCAACGCCCACTTCTTGAACCCTTCAAACTTTGCTGCGATGTTCACGGTCGTTTCGTTATCCACTGGCGGGAGCGAACGCTTGCTCTATCCCTGCCGCTGTTTCCTTTTCAATCCCGAACTGTGCGGGGTCGATCACTTCTGCCACCACTGGTGCGGCACTTTCTTCTTGCTTTTTCATTTTCTTCTTGGGTTAAAACTGATTATTGATTACTCGTTTGACTTCATTCTCAACGTCCTCTTCCAATTGAAGTCCAAGGACGCGCTTATTCATAGCGTACACCCCAACCTGAACCATGACGGGCTTGGCCTTCGTCCCTGAATTGACCATTGAATCCCGCGTCACCTCCACTTTGAACAGTGGCACGCGACACTCTGGGCGGTACGAAGCGAACCAAACCGCCTCCAGCTTCTCATTGACCGCGAAGAACTGAACGACCTGATCCACGTAGTCAAGCGGGAGTATTCCAGCCCGAACGTAGCCTATGTGAATAGGTCTGGACGGGCATTTTATCTCGCAGCCGGCCTTCAGATCCTCTGTGATACCATCGGGTGAAATCCCCATGATGGCACAATCTTCCCGCTCGATCCACCCGACCTGTTCGAACCTCAGTCCAGTTGCAGCCTCCAATGACTGACGCGCTTCGGGCTCCATGTCCTGACCTCGGAGCATATCTGCGTTCTGATAGCCGATCTCTTCCTCGTTGAACGGTTCCAGTCGGCACGATACCAACTGGTTCAGGAGTGTATCGGATTTGACGTGTAGCTGATGGCTTGAACTGCCACCGACCTTGCCATGACGGATGACGTGCCATTCGAGGCTTCCTTGCTCTATTTCGGGATAGGATCTCATTTGGCAGGAGGGGTCAGAGCTGATTTCCGAGCGTCCTTAGCGGCAACCACTTCAGGCGTCTGCTCCTCAACGCTCAGGGCTAAGAATAGATCCTTCAATTCGTCAAGGGTCTTTGTCGCTGCGATCTTTGCGAGGATGGCAGGGACGTCCACCTTGACGGGTTCGCGGTAATTCTTGAACCGAACCACATGACCGTGGCGCGGATCGGCCTGAGCGAACAGTACCGCCTTTGCTCCGATCCAATCATCGATGAAGGAGGAGCCCGTTAGCTTCTCAAAGAATTGAGCGTTGGTCTTGTTGAGCAGGACAGGCTTGTATAGCGCCTCTCCACCCATCTCTTTCAAGTAGAGCGCAGACTTGATGATCTTGGCCTGAATGTTCTTGTCAAACGCCTCTCGGTCGTCAAACTTTACGACCTCTACATTCGTGGACTTTTTCAGTCCTTTTATTTCACTTACAAGGTCTTCACCTGAAATGAAATTGGAGTCAATGTTCTTTTTCCAATGTGTCTTTTCCATTCGTTCTCGTTTTTGATTACGCAACGAATGTATGGAAACATTTAATTAGTTTCCAAATTATTTTGAAATTATTTTGATTGATGCGTTTAGACTAGGTGGCGACAAACCCTTCGATGTCTGCTGGCTCTGGAAAGGAAAGGAGGGTGAGGCTCATGGTTGTTTATTATGGCATCGCAGCCTCAATCTTCGCTCCAACAACTTCTCCAACTACATTAGCCATATCAAGAGCAGTAAGAACAGCGATTCCGACCGTTGCATCGACAGGAACGCCAATCGCTACCGATGCAGCTGGTGGAACTGCAAGCGTTCCCGTTTGCGTTGCGTTCGCATATACTACTCCCGACCTCACATCGTCCTCTGACGGAGCGTCAATCGCTGCCGCTGCTGGATAGAGTGTGTAGGTCGGTGCAGGAGTCACCAACGAACCAGCTGTTGAGTTATCTCGAAATCGGAAGTAGGTCGTTGGCGTTGGGATCATGAACATTCTTTGAACGACAAAAGGAAACATTCCAAGAGAATGACAAATGAATGGCCCTGTGAAGAATACGTATTGCGTTGTTCCCTGCGCAATCACCGTATGTCCAACCGACCCTGCGGTTTGAGCTCCTATCACGGTTAGGACAGCAGAAGTCGTTGAATTGAAAATTGCGTGGCTATGTGTAATATTTGAGCCTGTGACGTTTCCTGTAACCGTCACCGAAATACCTCCAGCGATAACGTAGGCCGTTGCATGAGCAGCATTACTCACTACGTTCCCGACATGGTTGACGGTTGCTAGTGCACCAGCTGTAATGCAATATGTATTTGATGATGTAGAGTTCTGTGTGAGCGTTCCAGTAGTGTTGATCGTACAGGCCGTTGACGTGTTGATGCCCCATGCACCGTTGCCCGACATAGTGATGTTGCCGACATGGTTCAGTGTTCCCGTACTTGTGATGTTGATGCCTTTTGCGTCACCACCCACTTGAGTGAGATTGCCATTTACATTAAGCGTGCCTGTTCCTGAGTGTATGATTCCCCATCCATTTCCAGTAGACTGCACATTCCCGTTGATCGTTGCAGACGCTGGCAATGCTGCCGAAAAGGTCACAATATTTACACCGCTTGTCAGGTTGGCATTAATAGTTCTTGTGGCATTCAGAATAAACCCTCCGCCTGCTGTGATGCCCGTTCCAGATGTCGTTGAAAGCAGTACGCAAGTCACATCTTGGTCAATGGTGACCGTGAAGTTGTTGGCATACACGTCCTCAGTTGATAGAGGCAAAGTTCCGCCATTCCAAATAGCTGGATTGCTCCATAAGCCTGTTGCTATTGCTTTTTTCGTAGGCATCTTTAGATTCCTTTAATGGTTATGTATACTTCAATTGCGGCCTTGATGGTCTCACCCAACGCCACAAGATCCGCATCCGGCTCTACATTAAGATCCATTGACTGAACAGCTTTGCTCATGTGAGATGGAACGGTCAAGTCTCCCGTTGCTTGTGACGGAAGAAGACTGATATTCAATGCTGTCGTTCCTTGATTGGACGACATTGCGATTGACACGTTGTAATGGTCGAAGGTTTCTCCTTCGTGTTCTGTTGGTACTGTTGCTGCTATTTTCATTTGTTTTCTAAGTGTAAGTTTCGGTTAGTCTATCATCCCACGCTACGTTTGTTGCAGTGGTGTTAGTTACTGTGAAGTCTATGTTGACTATCGTTCTCGTGATGAGCCATACGGCATCGCTTTCAAGAGAACCCTCCACGGCTGTGGCTGAATAATGGTATGGAGCCACAAAGTCTGAGCGGTAGATGAGAGTCGGGTCTGGTAAATCGCACACCATTGGCACTCCCATCGGCAACACCTCTGGACTCCCGTCTGATTGAGTGTGAGTAACGTCTGATAGCGTGTTCGTTAATGCTTGGTTGCTCCTAACGTCAGATTCAAACAATATGGTTCCGACAGAGTTGTATATTTTGACACCTCCATTTGGCGCAACTATTACCCCGCTTCCTCCAGAAATTATCGACCCTGAATTAAGTTGGTTCGGGGTAGGTGTGGCCGTATCGACCAGCGACCACGTTGCTGCGGCACAAGCCAGTCCGACCGTCACGGTCACTTCAGCAGTGGCAACTTCATTTCCTCGCGTCACCGTTAGGGTGTAGGTCGTGTCTTCATTCACAGTAACTGTTGCCGACCCCATCTCCGACACCGCTCCAATTCCGCTCAAGGAAACCGAGTACCCGTTCTCGGTGATCCAAGCCAAAACTATCTGATCTCCTGCATTGTCAACCGAGTATTCTGAGGCAAACAGTTCCGCAGTAGGATACAGTGGCCCTATCTGCATGTTGGGCAGTATCGTGATCTCCGTAATGAGAGGTGTCAGGTCGGCATCCTCAGTGGCGCCCACTGCCGTCCTCGTCATCATCCTGAGGGAATACATGAACACTCCATCGACTATGTTCTCCGGTGATAGCGGGGAAAAGTCAACGAATACGAATGGCATCCATGATTGAGTTGACCTCCACCCCTGAAGCAATTTTCGGCAGAGTTCGGATAACGGTAAAACCCCAACGTGTCCACCGCTCGTTCGAAGCCTTCTCGATCGCAGTATTATCTCGACATAGACGCTTTCGAACTGTTCTGATATGGAGCTTTGGGATTGAATATTCTCAATGTCACCCTTTGCCATTCCGACCTGAACCGTGACGCGACCTTTGAACTCAACAGGAGTGTCAGCGGACTGAACGTCAGGCATGACTTCAACCTCATGTCCGGCCGTCACGAGCGGAGCCAGCCTTGCGACTATTTCATCTTCTAATAGCGCGTAATTCATAGCCTCTCGTTTATCTTGACGCGGTAGTTTCTACCATCGTATTTGGCCTCATCCAAAAGTACTACGAATGTTCTGTCGATGTCGTCAATTGATATGGTGACAAGTTCTTCCGTAACGTCCTGAACCGACTCAAACAGACCGATGAAGTCTCTGGAGTAATACTCCATAAAAAAAGTACGGAGATTGTAATTATCTCCGTACTCTCCTAATCTATCGTCTTTTGTCGGTTCTCCGAAAAGAACCCTTGCGGTCTGTGTTGCGCCTCCAGCAGAGGGTGTCCACGAAGCGTCATAGCCCATGACCTTTGAGCACACATCGAACACTTTGCTCGACAGACTGTCGAATTGGTTCGATAGCGGCATCGGGTCTTAGGCCAAGCTCAACTTCACGTTAATGAGTGTAGCACCTGACAGAACTGATTCAGTGGCTCGGCCTACCAGTGGGAAGTTGGCCCAAGGCGAACCTCCAGAGGTTGTGGTCGTCACGTTCCCGTTGTCAGCGTCCCAATACACCTTGGCTCCAGCACTGATAGCGCCTGACGCTTTGGCAAGATCGAAAACACCTTGCAGCATGACAGACACCTCATCGTCTTCAGCGCCAGTTACGAGCGCAACTCCGACAAGGTTATCCTCCATCACTACAATGTCACCGGAAGTTACACCCCCAGCAGGAACCACGTAGTCAATGGTTTTCCCGTCCTGTATGAAATTTTGAGCCATTTTGGTTCGTTTTTAGCTTAGTGATTGTTCGATTTGATTGATTACGCTCCAGCAGATTTCACAACTCCACGGAATCCTACCGCTCCTACACCGTAGTCAAGTCGGATCTTCCATTTTGTTCCGTCAACACTGAAACCTTCTTGCATCTCCATGAACGGAGTTTGAACACCATTCAGGAATGATACCTCAATGACAGGCTCTTCGTTCGGATCAGCAAACATGTAGTAAGCGGTTCCTGACAAGCGAGGAGTGTCGATGACGTCTTTGAAGAGTCCGGCCACCACGTTCGGCTTTTGGAATTTGTTGTCTGTCGGTTCGTATTGAGCCTGATTCAACACCCTCAAAGTAGCACCAAGCGATACTGGAGCCAGCACCAATGATGGGCGAATATCCAAGTAGTCGTTCTCGTCCTTGTCCTTCTGAACCGCCATGATCTGACGCATCGCATCGATCTGAGCAGTTGTCGGAGCGGCAGCAGCGCCCACGTTATTGTGGTTCGCATGGATCAAAGTGACACCATCCACCAAAGTAGGGCCAGCACCAGCATTTTCGGCCAAGAGCGCGTAAACGTCATTCTCGATTGAACGGGCAGCAGCACGTCCAAGCATCTGAGCCAATCGGAGGAATGCCCCAAGGTCATCATTGATGATCATCTGACGCGATACGTTGATGATGTTGCCCTTTGTAGTGGCAGACACCTTCTCGTAGTCAGCATCAGTGATCGATTTAGTCTTGAACTCTCCAAGCTCATTCACCGTCTCAAGGTCAGTGAATGTCCCCATTCTCAGACGCTTTGCTTCACGGAAGTCAACGACCGACCCAACAGCAGCGAATCGCCTCCATGTGTCAGCCTGAGCGGTGTAGTTCGCTTGCAGTGTATTTCGGGCAGCTCCTTCGAGGATAACAGGGAAATCAGAGGTTGAGCTTGTAAAGGCTCGGCCAGCGATCTCCATTGATGTCATTCCTTTGATGTTCTCTCCGGCTCTCTCAAGCGAATCTTTCGCAAGGTCAAGAGCGGTCTTACCATTGTAGCTTCTCGCTTCGGTAAGGACGTCATCGGAAACCACTTTTTTGTCGCCTTTGTTCAGGTCGATACCGGCACGGATGGCAAGAGCAGCAGCAGTAGCTTCAATTGCCATTTTGCGTGATTTGTCTTCTCCGACAACCACGTTCACACCTCGGACTCCTTGAGTCGGGTCTTTCTTCTCGATCTCAGCAAGAACGAGTTCTCGCGCCTTATCGATCGTGGTTTCGGTGTCGGTAATGAGGGCGTCACGGAACTTCTCATCAAGACCGTGCTTGCGGCACAGTTCGATAATGCCCGTTGACCGAGCGTTCTCTGCTTTCACAGCAGCGGCAGTAGCAGCCTTAGCGGTAGCTTCAGCGTCAAGTTTTCGTTGCTTCTCAACAAGGTCGGCAGCAGCTTTTTCGTCTTCGGTCATTGTGCGTGTTTTTGGTTCCGTTATCGGTTGTGCTCGCAAAGTTAAATCAATAATTTCGACTTCCTGCAATTCTTCTGAATTTTTTTCTCGGACAGACGCATTTATGTCGGCCTGAATCGGAGCGAGGCTCACTTCATACGGCTCCCAATCGATCGCTCTCAGCCTCGGAAGCTCCCCCTCGGCCGATTCGGTCTTCTCGTATTTATAGACGCGGTATCCGAAAGAAACACCCGTCAGGATGCCATCTTTAACATCTTGGAATATCGGCTCAACATCGGCTCTTTTTGAGAATCTGACGGTACATTTTCCGATCCCGCCTTCTGCCCAAGCCCTCTCAACTTTTCCGAGAACACCAAGGACGCCCTCGTAGGACTTGTGGTTATTCAGCAATGGAGCGCCACTATTAAGCCTGTCCCATCGGACGTGACCCGCCTCGAACGACATGGATTCCATGAAGTGACCCATATCCCAGTCGTACATTCTGACAGGGGTATCAGTTCCGAATACCATATCTACGGTTCGGTCTTCCTCATTAAATGAATCAGGAGCGAATGACGCTCGTATCATCATTGGGGGTAGTGATCTGTTCTTAGCTGTTTTTGTCATGCTGCAAATTTAATCATTTCCCTTCATCCACACCCGACCCGATCTTTCCACCAGTATCTGCTGGCCGGCCTCTCCCGTCTGGTGGCATACCCTTTCCTTGACGTGGATCGGAATCGAGAATGATTCCCTTCTCATCGAGTATCTTATTCCATTCGGCCATCTCCTCGATAACCTCCTCTGGGTCGTATCCTTGCTCTCTGATCGCGTCCTGAACTGACATGAGCCCCATTCTGACCGCGCCCAAGATACCCTTGACCTCTTTGGCCTGATCGATCATCTCGCGTCTCGGTGGTGTCCATTCAGCACCCGCTCCGGCCGTGGAGACTCCAGCAAGGTCAGCAGCCTCAATGAACCACTCCCATATAGGGTCGTTCAATTGAGGGATGATCATATTCCATTGCCAGTCCTCCACGTTCCGATGATGCTCGATGTGACCCATCTTGCCTGAAGAGAAATTGACGTTTGAGTAATCACCAGTAATGTTCTCGTATGTTGTCCCGAATCCTGCTCCGATACCCTGCATGATGGTTCGGTGGAATTCAGCGAAGTTCTCAACGGTAGGTGGTTGACCGAAGCTGACGGTTTCTCCCGCTCCAAGCTGCTGAATAATTCCAGGCTCTACGCGCTCCATCTCCGCTCTTTCAACCGCAGTTCCAATAGACGCGTCAGTCTGGATGAACACGGAATAGCAAGCAGCTATCTTCTGACGGATAACCTGTGCGTCATTGTACTCGTCCATGTCCCTCGCTCGAAGGAATGAACTTACCCCGAACGGAACGCCCAATTGCTGCGCGGGACGCAGTTGTTCGAATACGTGTATCACCGAGTTTGCAGGAACCAGCTTTGACGTCAGGTTTGTGAATGACCTGTATTCGCCTGGATGAGAATCAAAAAGCCAGTAACCGATTCGCTGCCCCTTCTTATTGAACCGTATTCCAAGAAAGTTGAAATTACCGTCCTTGTCTGCACTCGCGTCATTCTTGTTCATGTCGAGATGGTCTATCTCAAGCACGATCAGTTTGAGTGGGATCTTCGCGTCCTTATCGATTCTCTTCAATATGAGGCAGTCACCAGATTCGATGACGGCACGCATGACCATTTTCTGAATCCCGTAGTAGGTTTTTCTGCCCTCATTGTCACAGGCCGTCTTGTCAGCCCATCCTATCCAAGCATCGTGGAGGCGCTTTTTAGCCCCCTTGCTATTCGCTGATACCTTGGCTCGGATACCCGTTCCGATGGTGTTGTTCGAGATGGACTGAACCGCTTTTTTAGCGAATGGATTGTTTCTGGAAAGGTCGCGACTTCTGTTTCTGAGCGTGGTGGCAGCGGTCAGGATCTCGGTGTTGGATGATGTTCCGGTCGCTTTCCACGATTCAGTTCTGCGCCCCCTTGACGCGGCATCGTAACTTCTGAGATGTTCGGTATGAAGTATAGCCTGTTGCCTCTTTAGGGCAATGGACGGAGACACGAATCCGATAGCTCGTTCTAACCAGTTCAGATTCCTCATAGTGTGTCAGTTCCTTTATTGTGTCGCGCGTAGAATTTCTTTGAGGCCACCGTGAGTAGTCCAAGTTCAGCCATGATTATCTGACGGGCGCGAAGCATCTCGTCAAGCGTCTTGTAGTCAACCTGTTTGTCCCCATACCTAACGGATCGCGTACCTGTCGCAATTGCCGCGTTCAGCGTGTCGAGATCTGTCTGAGTGAATGCCATGCTGCAAAATTAAAGTATTTGGTAGTTAAAAAAGTTTCTTATGTTTGCTGAAAGAAATTTGATAGATGGATCAGCCCTTCATAATCATCCCCTACCGCGACCGAGCGGAACACTTAGCTCAACTCATTCCCGCGCTTGCATCATACGGATTCAAACCCAGTCAGATCATCGTAGTAGAGCAAGTGCAAGGCAAGCCGTTCAATCGTGGCAAACTCTTGAACATCGGAGCAAAACTGGCCTTTGACAGACAGGCCACGCACATCATCGCACATGACGTTGATATGATCCCGATGCGAGGATCAGGCACTTACTACATGGAGGGGAATGCTGTTCATTTGGCTACTGCGGCAAGTCAATTCAAATACGGCCTCCCATACGAGCGATATTTCGGTGGCGTCACAGCTTTCTCTCGCAAGGCGTTCGAGGCCGCGAACGGTTACTCCAATGAATATTGGGGCTGGGGCGCGGAAGATGATGACATGCTGAACCGGATTGAGAAGGCGGGATTCGCCATGACCCGTCCTTCCAAGCCGAACAAATTCGAATCGCTTCCGCACCGACATGGGTTGGCCGTGGATGGAGCCCAAGAGACGCATCGACTTAACTGCGCCCGAATGACGAGCGGATACGATACGAGTAAGGAAGGATTGAATACGCTGGAATATCTTGCTGTCGCGTGGACGGTCGGGCGCAGATTAAAAGTTGTTGTTGAGATATGAAATACCTTATCCACTTCTACCTTCTAGCGTGCATACTTGCCCCGATCATTCAGAACGAACCTGCGATCAAGCACGAACGGGTCGAGGTGTGTCAGTTGAGTTTGGTGAGGGTGACGGTATCGCAGATCAATAAAGATGAAACAAGATTGGAATAACGGTTTGCAGCTTGGCGCAGTTTGCGTTGGCTTGTGGGAAGGGAATTGCGCTAAGGTGCTGTTATGTGTCTGGTTTAAAAAAGAAAAAAAGGAGGGGTGCGAGGGCTTCTTAAAATTATGGATAAATTGAATTATAATTGGACATTAAAAGATGCAACCTTTACAAAGGATAAGGGCAAAGTGTTTAGTTGCTTTGCCTGTGGTGGCGGTTCAACTATGGGATACAAGTTGGCGGGGTTTGACGTTTTAGGATGCAATGAAATTGACCCTAAAATGATTGAAGCATATAAAGTTAACCATAACCCAAAATATGCTTATTTAGAGCCAATACAGACCTTTAAATCAAGAACTGATTTACCTGATGAATTATACAATTTAGATATTTTGGATGGTTCACCGCCTTGCAGTAGCTTTTCAATAGCAGGAAGCAGAGAGGATGGATGGGGAGAAGAAAAAGTATTTAGAGAAGGACAGGCAAAGCAAGTTTTAGATACTTTGTTTTTTGACTTTATTGAATTAGCAAAAAAACTACAACCAAAAGTAGTGGTAGCTGAAAATGTATCTGGACTTATGATGGGAGCAGCAAAAGATTATGTTAAAAAGATTTATATAGATTTTCAAAACGCAGGATACCAATTAAGAATTGAACCTTATTTGCTTGACGCCTCTGCTATGGGAGTTCCACAACGAAGAAGAAGGGTGTTTTTTATAGCAATCAGAAACGACTTAGCAAATAAGTTTATGGAACAAGTTGATATGTTTCAAGTAGCACCTAAGTTAGATTTAGATTTTAATGAAGAGCGACTAACATTAAGAAAAATAAATGTTGAACTTGGAGATGATTTAAAAGGATTTGCCATACAGGATTGGACAAGAATGAAAAACGGAGAACATAAAAAATATCAACAATCGGTTATGGTTGATATAGATGAAGTGCATCCTACTGTTATCGCTGGTTATAAATCAAAGGCAAGCCCAATGCCTAATTGGTGTCCGAAGTGGATGAGCAAATCTGATTTATGTAAAATAGGAACATATCCACAAGATTATGATTTCGGAAAACTAAAGGAAGGTTATTTAATTGGAATGAGTGTGCCTCCATTAATGACTGCTAAAATTGCTAATGAAATACATAAACAATGGTTATCAAACCTTTAACAGTTTTGAAAAAACTGAAAGAGTGCGTTGGCTTTTTCTTTTTTTAAAACTTGCACCTAACGGTTCTCGGCTTGGCGAAGGTGGGCTTGTAGGATGCTCAATTTTAGCAGAATGTTTCTGCCCACTTTTGCCAAACCCGTGTTATGTGTAGTTGCGGTTATTTAGTAGTGAACTTAAATTGAAAACGAATTAAAAACTTTATTAAAATGAGCGAAGGAAAATTTATTAAAAAGAGAACATACTACACAGGAGTAGTGTATGAGTGGAACTTGCCGACTGGTAGTAGTTGCCCATTTGCATTAGAATGTAAGGTAACAGTTGATAGAATATCGGGTAAGTTCGATGTTGAAAAAGGTGCGTATAGGTGCTACGCTGCAAGTGCTGAAAGATTCCCTGCTGTTAGGGAACATAGGTGGAAAAATTTTGACTTGGTTAAAAATGGTGGCGTACCTACAATACCAAAAGACTGTAACGCAATAAGAATACACATGAGCGGAGACTTTTTTAACCAAAAATATTTTGATATGTGGGTGCAACTTGCAAAAGACAATCCTAATATTGAAATGTGGGCTTATACAAAATCGCTACAATATTGGGTAAATAGAATGAATGATATACCAGAGAACTTAATATTGACTGCAAGTTATGGAGGTAGGCAAGACGAACTAATTGAAAAGCATAATCTAAAAAATGTTATTGTTTATAAAAGCCAAATATTAGTACCAAAAGAACGCCCTATTGACAATAACGATGATTGGGCAAGGAAACCAAATATAAATTTTGCTTTGTTAGACAATATGAAAGTATCTAAAAAAAGTGCGGTGGCAGATTTTAATAAAAGTTTTTCTAACGGAACTTTATTTGAAACGGAATGATAGCAATTACACATAACATGTATATGTAAGCAGTCTTCTGAAACACCAGTAAAATCAATACTTTCAGCATGGATATAGCTATTTCCAAATGACGCTACTCATTCAAGGATTCCTCGAAGGATTGCGCCCCACTCCTAACCTGACCGTTGACGAATGGGCTGACCGATTCCGAATGCTGTCTTCCGTCAGTTCGGCAGAGCCTGGGCCGTGGCGTACCAGTAGGGTTCCGTACATGCGTGAGATCTTTCGAAAGCTGTCCCCGTCCGATCCGTGTCAGGAGGTCGTATTCATGAAAGGGGTTCAGATAGCTGGGACGGAGACGGCATTGAATGTCGTGGGCGCTTACATCGACCTAGAAGCCTGTCCGATCCTTTACGTGATGCCAACGGTTGACATGGCAAAGACCATCTCGAAGAAGCGATTGGCGCCAATGATCAGCGACTGTCCGTCATTGAAGTCGAAGGTTTCCGAGATGAATCGGAGAGAAGGAAGCTCGACTCAGATCGAGAAGTTCTTTCCAGGAGGGTCGCTCAATCTTACTGGAGCAAACTCAGCCGCTGGACTGCGATCTCAGCCGATGCGGGTTCTGATACTCGATGAGGTTGATGCATACCCATTGAACCTTGAGAATGAAGGATCACCGATCAAGCTGGCCGAGGCAAGGACGACCACGTATTCCAAGAACAAGAAGATCTTCAAGTTGAGCACCCCGACCGTGGCCGGACGTAGCGCGATAGCCTTTGCCATGGAGGGGACGGATGAGCGGGAATACCACGTTCCATGCCCTCATTGTGATGAGTTTCAGACTTTGAAATTCGAGAATCTGAAATGGGATAAGGGCAAGCCCGAAACCGCTCAGTACATGTGTGAGCATTGCGCTTGCCTGATCCATGAAAAGCATAAGACAAAGATGCTCGAAGCGGGTATATGGAAAGCGAAATATCCGCACCTGTCAAACGAACTGAAGGCAGGATACCGTATCAATTCGCTCTACTCCCCTTTGGGTTGGATGAGTTGGGCGAAGATAGCTGAGAAGTTCCTGTCTGAGAAAGATGATCCGATCCTATTCCGAACCTTTGTGAATACCGTTCTGGGTGAGCCGTGGGAAGATAGGGGTGACGCGCCCGAATGGGAAAGGCTGTTTGAGCGTAGGGAAGACTACGACAGGAACCAACCGCCCGTACAGGTTGAGATGATCACGGTCGGAGTTGACGTTCAGCAGGACAGGATAGAACTGGAGGTCTGCGGATGGACAAGGAGCAAGGTAACGTGGTCGCTTGACTATCGGGTTCTGGATGGGGACACCACCAAAACCGAGGTTTGGGATAAACTGGCCGAGGTCGTCAAGGAGACGTGGATGCGCCCCGATGGAGTGGAGCTGCCCATGATGATGATGGCAGTGGATTCAAACTACAATTCGCAGCACGTCTATAACTTTTGCCGAAAGTTCAGCGCGACCCAAGTGATACCGGTTCGTGGTCGGGATCAGCAAAAAACGATCGTCAGCAGTCCGAGTAGTGTTGACTTTACTCTCGGAGGCAAGGCGATGGGAAAAACAAAGGTCTGGAATGTCGGAGTATCGATGCTGAAGAGTGCCTTGTATTCTGATCTGCGCCTCATCCGAAACGAGGACGGAACAGTGCCGTCAGGGTATTGTCACTTCCCGAACTATCAGGTCGAGTATTTCAAGGGGATCACGGCCGAGGTTCTGACAATGAAGGTTCATAAAGGTTATCCCAAGTATGAATGGGAGAAGATCTACAACCGGAATGAGCCGCTGGATTTGCGCGTGTATAATCGTGCAGCGGCTCACGTCTTAGGGATTGACCGATTTACTCCGAAGCATTGGGACGTAATGGTCGGTCGGTATCGGATCGTCAAGGACGGCCACTCTGAGCCAGTTACGCCACCGAAGAAGAAGGTGGCCCCGAAGAGTGATTTCTGGGGAGGGAGGTAAGATTCACGGAGGCGACAGAAAGCGGATTAGTGTCAACAGGTCGGTGAAGGTGGTTATGTTAAAACCTCTACTGTTGCACCAAATTGAGCTTGCCATACAATCAACCGTGTCGTTTAGCCTCTTCAAATCTGTCGTCAATCCGGTCATGGTGATACGTGTCCTTCCCATACTCTCTGGAATACCACGTATGGAGCGCGAACGGCTTGCCTTGGTATTTGATGATGGTCGAAACCCCATCCTCGTGCAGATCGCCATGTAGCCACATCGGTTGACCGTATTCAAAAAGCCAATTGAAGAATCCATTGAACGGCTCCCACATTGATCGCTCATAGTCGGGGATGAAGTGCGGTTTGCGGGACTTTCCAGACGCCTTCTGATTCCACTTGGGCATAAACCCGAACTCTCTTATGTTTTCCCACGTTGGATTGAAGTCGGTGACGTTGCGCTTATCTCGAATCCTCCCTGCGGCAAACAGATTAAAGAACGGGTTCATAACCGCCCAGCTTATGTTGTTCCTGCCAGATAAGCAGCCCCCATCCGAGATGCCAGCGTGAGTGTAGCCGCCAACTTTGAAATCTCGGATAAGGTCGGCAAGTACCGCCTCGTCTGTGATGAAGCAGTCCTGGTCGATGTTCATGGCATACTCGTCACCTTGCATGATGAGCCATTCCAAGTATCGGGCAGCGTCAGTCCAGTGATTGAAGCCCTCACCTTTGATTATCGGGAACGGGCATAGTGATTGAGCCTTGTCGAACAGGGCTTGATTATTGAATCGGGTGTAGGTTTTCATTGTGTCACTTTGTCAAATACATAAATACTCTTCCTGAACCACCACAGGTCTTTTCCAGCCTCGGTTCGCAGTTTTTCACTTACCTCTACGTTCAGGACAAATCCCGCCCGCTCAATTCTTAGGATAACGTAGTCTTCATTCCTCTCGTTGACGTGACCACAACCTCCCTGACCTTCGACCGCCCATGACAGAACGAGCCGCCCATTGCACGCATAGACGAGGTTGTTTATCGCTGCGAATTCTAATTCGGGTTCAATATGCTCCAATACCTCAAGGCAAATAACGGAGCCGGCCTTGGCTTTGATGGGCTGAGTGATGTCGGCCTGTTTTACTAGGTCAGTCCCGACCAGTTCGGCCATGTCCTCCGTACCTTCATATCCGGTCACTTTGAATCCGAGTGAATGGAGGTGTCTGATGTACTCGCCCCGACCGCAGCCGAAGTCGTTGACGTGCTTGTTCGCTGGCAGAATAACCCCTAGCGCCTTTGCCAGTCTTGGCGATGTCTGATGTTCCGTCATCGCTTGCTTGAGAGTGAAAATTCCTGTTGATTTCATTTTTGGTTGATTATCGCGTTTAATTGTTCCCTCGTTCTAATTTTCTCGTCACCGTAAAAGTACTGATCCGACATATCCTCGTCCTCGCAGATCCAAACTACCACCGAGCCTCGAACGTAGTGCTCACCCTCTAGCTTAAATCCGAGTTCGGTGAAGTCACGCCCTGATACCCCTGCCATCTCCAATGTGTCTTACGTACCCGTCACCTCGAATGATCGCTGCGTGATACCCCTTCTCGTAAAAGTACTTCCCGACCTTCATTTCTGACTCCCATGGCTTCTTGGGATTGAATACAGCCAGTCTGGAATAGGGGCCGTGCGTAAAGTAATCGGCCACCCTTCTCAGACAAGGATTGAATGTGAACCCATGCCACGATCCGAGGTGGTTCGTCTTGACCTTAGACCACCCAACATTGCTTCCCTCAGCCTGAGCTATCCAAGCATCAAAGGGGTGTCCATTCGTGTCTTTTTCCGACCTGATCCAAACGCAATGGATCGATGGTTGACAGTCCAGCACCTCAAAGCTGTCCTCGATGAACCCGCCTTTGTAGAACTCCCAATCTTCCTCCAAATGGAATACGTAGGGAGTCTGAATCTGGGCGTAGAGCTTATCAATAGATTTGATCTGCCCTATTCGCTCGTAGTTGTATTGAAATTGAACGGTCGGGAATTTTGCTTTCAGGTGATCGTTGCAACCCACCGTGCCTGAATCATCAAGGACAATGATCGCGTCAATGTGCTTATGGGTGTTGAACTTGAAAAAGCTGGTCAATGTCCGTTCCAATAGGTCGGGACGGTTGAAACTGGTGCAGATGACGGTTACTGATTGGTTCATGGTTCTATTTAAGCGATATGAATAATGATTTGCATTCCGTTTTTCGCATGGCCTCTTTTATCTCGTGGCAGACCGAGTGGTATTTCTGTTCAAATGAACATTTTCCGTAAGTCATATTCATTAGAGTGTCAAATACAGCTACTCGACTTACATACAACATGTTTTCAGATAATACTCTTTCAAAAAGAATAAAACCAGCCTCGTTCACAAAGAAAACAGAGTTCGAGTGACGCGCATCTAATTTCCTTGCGCAACTATTCCACATGTCAATAATAAACTCTCTGCTCGTTGGTATCACCTCTGATTCGATGTGTTTTTTCAAAAACACGCCACCATTGTATTTTACAAAATCCTTGTCTAAATACATATCCCTCTCAGAAGAGAGGCCCCATGGCAATTGGTTTTTAATCCATTCCATACTCGTCTTTTAAAATTGTTTCGACAAATCTATGAAACTTTTTTAACGCGCAACTACTACTTGAAAGTTTTTCTACATTTATCCCATGAATGGACTGAACGTCATCTGCATAACAGGAAAGCGCGGGGCTGGCGATGCTCTTTCAGAATTCACTGAGAAAGCTGGCCGACCATTCAATTTCTATACCGTCCCTGCTGTCTATGATTCGCCCGTGCGTTACGGGATACGTCAGGCGCACTCGAACGCGCTGGCATTATCGAGGACACTGGAAGGGTTGAGCATCATTGTGGAGGATGACGTGGAGTTGACGAGTATGGAGAGTATTGATCATTTTCTTTTCGAATTGAATTTGGCAAAGAATGAAGGTAGCGACATTCTTTTGGGTGGCGCAAGTCATTTTAAAGGTGTACTTGCGCCCGTATCGCAATTGAGCGGCATGTTCTTCTATGCAGTATTGAATCCATCCGTCACGTTCGATCATTGTCCCAAGAACTGCCATATCGATAATTGGCTGGCCGATACTTACAAGGTGGCCGTATGTCAACCAATGGTGGCCGTCACCCGCGCGGGATGGTCGGAGCATTCCCGAACCGAGGTTGACTACTCTGCGATGTTTGAAAGGTATCCGATTTTGCGGTAACTTTACCACCCATGTACGGACAACTCGGAGACATCATATTTGAACGGCTTTACGCTCCTGACGAAGAGGATCGTACCGATTCTGTGTCCTTGCCTCAATTGAACAGGATAAATCTTCGTCCATTACAACAGTTCACAGGTGTTGACCTTGGCGTTATCAAGATGTCGATAACCCTCCACAACTCATTCGTGGACATCGAGGCGGCTATCACCAAGTTCAGGAACTACCGGAACTCAGCGACTCATTTAAAGTACATTACGGGCTCAGGGAATGTTAAAGGTACTTTTGTGATACAGAAGACCACCGAAAAGACCAAGCAACTTGACCGACAAGGCAACTATGTTTGGGTCGTCCTTGAGCATACGTTGATCGAACTTTCGGGGTCAAACCCAAAACTCGATTCGGTCAAGGGTGCAATAGCGAACAGTAGGAACAACCCTCCGATATATGCTATTCCAGTAAGACGGCCAGCCCCGACAATGGAGGTTTCCGCAGCGCTCGATGTCGTAGAGGCAAGGTCGGAGGCGCTATCAGCGAACGAGATATACTCTACCTGTCCAGAAGACCCAGATAAAGCCGAATCGAAAATGGCTATCGCTAGAGAAAAACTACTGGCCGCTAAAGAGAAGATCTCGCAAGCGGTTGATAAGGCTCAGGCCGCAGTTGCTACGGCTCAACAGGCGGTTTCGTATGCTGCCAACATGTATCAAATGGCGGTCGATCTACAAACCGCAGCAGATTCAATTGCCAATGCAGACTTCTCTAACCCACTGACCGCGCTGGAATCGATCACGGGAGACATGGGGCAGATGACGTCATCTGTTTCGGTCATGTCGAACACTTCTCAGCCATTGGCGGGATTAACTGGATCAAGACGATGACATATACCGTTCACATTACAAAATCAGGGGACAGGTGGGACTACTTGGCCTACGTTTACTTGGGCGATTCCCTTAATGTAACCCCGATAATCGAGGCTAATCCACTTGTTCCGATCAGACCCCAATTAGATGAAGGCATTACTCTTTACATTCCTATTTTCGATCCTCAGCCCCTGCTGGATTTCAACGACCTTCCACCTTGGAAACGACCTCAGACCGCAAGCTAAGATGGCTACTGTAAAATCACCGTATTTCAAAGTCGTTTATGAAGGTGTTGACATTACGAACGACCTGACCGAAAGCGTGATCAGTATCGCTTATTCAGATGCTGTTGAGGGAGAGTCAGACGAGGTTAGAATCGTTCTTCACGACTTTCATGGAAAGTGGAAGTCTGAATGGCGCTCGAATAACGGGGATCGCATTTCAGTTCAGATGGGGTATTCCGAAGATAGTCTTCTCGATTGCGGCTCGTTCGAAATAGATGAGGTTCACTATAAAGGCCAGCCCGACACGGTGGAGATAAGCGCCTTAGCAATAGGCGTGAACAATTCGCTCAGGGAAATAAAGTCAAGGCCGTTTGAAAATCAGACGCTCAGGCAGATAGCGAAAGCTATTGCGGAGGAGAATGAACTGACACTTGTGTCATATTTTCCAATAATCCAGGCGGAGTTTGTTCAGACAATCGGGCAGTCAATGGCCGCAAATAAGATACTTGACCTGAAGCTGCTCCGTGCTGTTCAGCATAGGGAGACTGACCTTCAGTTCTTAAATAGGATTGGAAATAAGTTCGGAATATCCTTCTCGGTAAGGGGTGAGCACATGTACTTCTTCCTTATCTATGACGTGGAGTCTGTGCCGGCTAAGATTGACGTGGCCCATTACGAGATAACAGATATTCAAGCAGACATAGAAGCACGCTCCGAGGCCGCTGTTCAAATGAAAGATTACGACCTGAAAGACTGTGCTGAAAAAGTTGTGGCCGGAGTGGACGTGAAGTATCAGAACCCGATCACTGGAGAGGCTTTCATATTCAGGCTCGACAACAATAAGAGCTACGCACAGTACATGATAGACGCTATCACGAAAGATGTGCTTGCCAGGGCTATACGAAGACTTACCGTGTTCGATGAGGTTGAGAATGGTCAACAGGCCGAGGCGGTCGCGTCTGCGAGGCTCTACAAGTCGATCTCCCGTCAGGTTGAGGGGTCGATAAACATGGAGGGGACACCAAAGATTGTTGCTGGAACCGCTTTCAATGTGAGTGGACTAGGATGGCTTAGTGGTCGGTACTTCGTTGAGAAGTCATATCACCAGATAACACGGTCGGGTGGCTACACCACTCGCGCTGATGTTAAATTGCTGGGGTCTTAGTAGCGACCCACTTTTCCCCGTTCCAGATGTTCACGTAACCTGATTTTTCCTTTGGAGGCTCAGTCGTGGTCACTCCTCTTGGGATGAGGTAGTTCGAAGCGTCATTCGGGTCTGGATAAACTTGGGACTCTCCCGTAAGCGTTCCTGTCTTTAGACTGAACGACCATGCAATCTTCGGTTGGCGATTATCGTGAATTGTTTTCATGGTTACACAAGAGCTTTGATGATGAAGTTGAACGCTAAGTTGATCGGTCGGGTTTCGCTGCCGCCAGTAGCTTCAGTATCGAACGGGGTTCCTGCCCCATTATTATCTTCTAAAGCTGATTGAACAGCTCCAACACCGGTGACTGGAATAACCTCATGGACGTGCGACTCAAAGGCGTCTGCCTGTTCAGTGCCTATACTATCTGCTGTCGCTCCACCGAATGAGTGTGCAGACCGAGACGCGGCATCGGGATCCACTCCAGCGCCATTGTCCCATCCGCGCATGAACATGCCGCGCATGTCTGGAATATTGAAGTTTGACCCATTTACCGCTCCGAATCGAGTGGAGCAGACAGCGAACAGTGCTGCGTAAGTAGTTCTGCTAATACTGGCCCCATTGCAGACCAGAAATCCGGTAGGAGCGGTCGTTCCAACATACGGAAGGACTGTTCCAATTGGTAACATTCTCAGGTACAGATAGTATGTCCTGTTCGTCAGCGACTGAATCGGTGCGTTCGTCTGACCGTCAGTTGGCGCGGTAAGTGCTCCAGCTACTGTTCCGGCTTTTACAGGGTCGGAGGTTTCGAGTTTGTAAACGTCATCAAAAGTATCTGCTGGAGTTAGGTTTGCCATTTCTGTTCAGGTATTTAAGTCACAAAGATAATGGTTTGGGTCGGAATGGCATCGTAGTTAAGTGTGCCGTCATAATTGAACAGTCCATCATACTCTGGGTCTGCGCTATCAAAGTAACCTATCCCGATCAGTTTGGTGCATGCTCTTTTCCAGTGATTGATGTACTGAACGAGTTGATCGACCTCAGTAACGGTCAGCCCGACAAGTTCTGACTCTGGCAGTACGACAGCAAAGGTGGCCCATCCGCCATTACCTCCCTGATAATCGATAAGTCCATTATAGTTATTGCCTCCATTGTAAAGCACTGGAGCATCTGTCGCCCCTTCTATGACGACCGGCTCTGAATAACCAAGCGTCATTACCGCGTCCTGCAAAGCTCCGAGCGTACCAATGCGCTTCCTCGTCTTGATCGCATTGAAAAGAATGTCTCTACGCGCCTGTTCTGTTGCAGCCTGAGCGAATCCGCCCACTCCGTTCACTCCAAGATCCGTTGCCATTGTGGATAGCGCGGTGGCCTGAAGTAGCCCGAACATGAATGTCATGACGTCTTCTATTGGCATGGTATCGAACTCGTCAGTGAACGACCTCGACAATGCAAGAAGGTGTTCGTTATGTTGTATGGGAGCGGGGTAGTTCATTATCCCGCGTTGGTTCCTGTTACAATTGCGCCAACGCTAGTGCAAAAAGCGTACTCGTTTTCAGCTATTACAATGTCTGTGAACGCGCCAAGATCAACGTCATACACTCCAGACCCGATTGGCGCACATATAGCTATGATATGATCGCTCATCACGTCTCTACCCAACTCTTGCCTCAGCGACAGAACGAATGCGGTAAGATTGTCTTGAACCGTCTGTTGAACAGTTTGTGGGTCAGCGTCTTCGTATATGACCAAATTGACAATAAGTGAGTATGTGATCTGAGTTGGCGCTACAACATTGACCGTATCGCACATCGGCCTCACGTACCGCGCGGTCAAAACCTCTTCTACCTGATCAAGTATGACTTGTGGTGTTACTGACCCGTCTTCCAGTAGTGGGTAAACGACCACTGTTCCAGGCTGTGCAGGAATAATAGGAACGTGAACGTCAATAATGGCGGGATTTGCTGATAATGCCCAGAAAACATAGGCATCGTTTGCCCCCGCTGTTCCGAATGCTGCTGGAGCGAGTCTTGCTCTTTCTCGGAGCGCGTCATCCGTTTCCTGCGATGCTCCCCCAGCGCTCACATCAGTATTAGACGCGGAACTGATGTACGGAACAGGGTCGAGTATGTTGGTTATCGTTCCTGTCTGGTAATTATTGAAGTTAGACCCCGCTGTTACGGACTCGCATACAATGGGCGTGTTTATTATGCCGGCAGAGATTATCACGTCTCCTAGCGTTTGAAATACTGCCATGCCATCCACGCTTGATACTCTGGTTCCAGATGGAATTGTTGTGCCTGGGTGTCCAAGGGTCGCGACAAAGTTCACTGTAACAATAGCGGAAGAAGAAGCAAGCCTCGTAACTCCAAGTAACTCGGCCAAGTAATCCAATACCGGTGCAGTCGAGAAGGATAGGAGGTTGTTTATGCCAGCGGCTTGAACTTGCTCTAATTTGAGGGACAGTTCGTAAGCTACGGTCTGTATCATCAACCTCTCAACCTGAAAAGGCTGAAGTGTATTGCCCGTGTATCCCTCATATCGGGCGATGAGAGAGTCGATTATCTCTTGCGGAGTGCGCTCTATTATGATAGGTGGGGTGGTTGGCATTTTTACTCGTAGGGTGTCTCGTTAATAGCTCTTTTCAATTCGTATTGCAACTCGTCCTGAAGCGACCGTATGCTGTCAAGGTACAAGGTGTCGCTAATCTCCATTCGGTACTCACTCACAGTTGTTTTTGATGGGGCCACTTGCGCTAGACTAACGCTTACGCATCCACTCACGAACAAGATCCAATGTTTCTTTTGTGTCATCTTTAATATGCTTTAAATCCGACTTGACTTCTGTAAGTGTCAACTCCTGTGCCGTAACTTGTGCTGCGATAGCATCAACTCTAGCCTCTTGCTTTGCTTGTGCGGCCTTCAGTGTTGTCACGTCACCCTCCAGTTTGATCCATACACCAGTTATCATGGATATGCTGACTGCGAATGGGACTAATACTTTTACCCCCGCCAATATGTCGACCACAGCTTTCGCCTCGCTCTCGCGCTCTTGTATCTGATCCATTCGTTATCGGTCTTTATTTAATTGTTCTGATTTGTCTGCGCTGCCTTGGCTTGAGCCGAAGTAAAACCCCATGACTGTTGCTACAACAGTACCAAGAACAAATCCGAGTACAGTGTTTACCGTCCCTTGATTATCCTTTGGAACTTCGAAAAACGTGATTCCGAGCATGTATCCAGCCGTCACGAGCGACCAGAACGCTGCGAACAGGAATCGTATGGTATGTTTCGACATTTTGTTCATAGCTTCATCAAGATATATGTGAGGTAAAGTACGATGGTTGAATTTCCTGCGGTTGGGTTTCCTGTATTGACATAGACCTGAAAGTCTGCCCCGTCTATGTATTGAATCGCTCCAAGTCCAGAAATGCCCATAGAAGCAAACTGGTCGGCACTATAATTTATGGAAAATCCAAACACCTGGGATGCAGCCCCGACCGAGCGTACCCGTAGATTTATATTCGTTGCATAGGGTGTTCCCCCATACGTGCTTTTAAAGATGCACGAGATTGGCATAATAGCATATCCACTCGGAACGTCAATGTCGAATTGAATTGAATCGGAGTTCAGCGTCAAAACTTCAGCAGAGGATATTGAGATCTTCTTAGTTTGAGGAACCCCGCTTATGCCTACCCATTCCGATCCAGACCAAGTGTAGAAGCCATCAAGCGACTTTATCGAATCCGTGGCCGTAACAGTCCCTGTAAAGCTGTTATTTTCCAGCAGATTCGCATTCGACCTCATCAGTTCCAAAGCGACATTCCTAAGCTTTGCCGGAGTGATGAATCCCGCAGTATTATCGGGAAAGTTGCTCGTGATGGTTGTTTTTAGGTCGGTCGTGTCAGACTGTGCTGAAGCTGTCAGTGTTATCAGTGACAGGAAGATGATTATCAAGTTTCGCATACTGTTGTTTTTAGATAAAGAATCCAGAACTAAAACCCGAACTGAACCCACCTTGACTTGATTGAGGCGTGAAATTCGGATTGTTTGAGATTGCAACCTCAAAATTACCCAAATTGCTGACACAATGAACGATGAAAATAACGGTTGATGGATCGTATTGGGAAAAAACGTGCTGAATCCGATTGACCGTGATGAGCGGAACCCCATTTTCGAGCGCGTCAAGTATTCCGAGCTTGCCGTTCGGTATGACCCAATTCACGGGTTCGTCCAATAGCTGATTGATATTAAAACCGTCATTCGGTGCAAAGGGAACCGTGCCTTTATCCGTAGATAGGCAGTTAAGTACCTGTTGTTTCAGGTCTTCTACACCTCTCACCACAGCCCCGTCTTCCGAGGTTGATAGCTGCCAGTTAGAGGATTGAATATCGGGGTGCAGGGTTATGGTCATGGCAATGGCGGTTGCGTTGTGGCCGTTTCTGGGTTGCCTGACACAATGACCTGATGTGTATGCGTGGTCAGGCTTATTTCGGTTGCTCCGGCCTTAACGTCTCCTGTCACTTTCAGATTGCCCGTGACTGTCAGTCCTCCGCTTGCCTTGATCTCCATCTCTCCGGTCGTGCCGTTGTGGATCACCTTGTCCCCGTTCTCAAATACGACCGATGTGATCTTGTCTCCCGATTCGGTCGGAGTGTCGTTGCCTGAGTAAACTGCTCCGAGCACGAACCCGTAAACCCCGTCAGGCTGCATTGCCACGGCCACGAGTTCGTTTATAGCGAACGTGTGAAACCAACTCGCTCCGTTCGCTCCGTTGTGAAGCGTCTGAAGCCATCCGGTCGTCACTCCTTCTGAAGTAAAAGAGACTCTCACGAGCGCCTTAGACGGGTCTGTCTCGGATATTCGGCCAGTCCTAAGCATAGTTGAACGACTTTCGGTCTTGTTGCCTGTTTGATTCCTGAACCATTCTTGCTACTTCCCCCTTGTGCCTTTCAAGCATTGATGTAAATTCTTCCTTTTCAGCGCCAGTTACACCTGTTCCGATGTGAATGACAGGAGAGTAGTTTACTGTCGATGAGTTGCTGTTCGAACTTGATTTTGGGGATAGGCTTGTTCTTGCTGACGCCTCCATAGGCCCCCATTCGGGATTATGCCACTTACTCGTTGAGTTCGGTAGCTGTGTTACCGAGTCTAAATCCTTGTCGTATCTTATTTGCTCAATAGATATGCGAGCGGTTTTGGCCCATTCGAATCCTGTAAGTTTCTCAATGATCCCGAGTAACTGTTGCAATGGATATAGCATAGAGTCGAATAGGACTCGGCCTATTGCGTGAAGCCCATTCAATATTCCCCCATCAGCAAATGCCCAACGAATGTAGTCCCATGCGGCAATAATCTCAATAAATCCGTTAACAATCCACCCGATAGGGCCGAGCAAAAACAGCATGGTCGCTCCGAATTCTCTCCACCTAGTAACAGCTACGTAGATGTATGCTGCCAATGCAACAACCACTGCGGCCACTAATGCTATTGGAGCGATAAATGCTAAAAAGGGGGCCACAGCAGCCCACGCAGCAGTGGCCGTAGATAATAGGGCGGGAATTACATTCACCATTAAGGCTCTACCCATCCAAATGAAAATGTTGCCGGTCATGTGTACGATGAAATGAAGGCTCGTAAATATCCACTTGACTCCGGTCATTACGCTACCAGCGATTCCGATGGCTTTGACAAAACCGCTAAACGCAGTTACAGCTACCCATATAGTTCCGTTCACAATAAAACCAATGGCAGCAAACGCGGTGAAAGCTCCGACTGCGATCATTACAGTGGATGCCAGCCACTTATTTTCCTTGATGAACTCCCCTGTGCTCTTAATGATCGGGATAAGTGTCTCTCCCCAACTTTTCAGCAACGGGAGCGCGGATTGACCGAATATGGCCGCGAACTGACCCACCTCGTCTGTCAATCGCATCCAAAGTCCAGGAGCCGTGCCTGATAGCTTTTCCATACCGTTTGCGAACTGACCTCCAGCTTGCGTAGCTTTCGTCAATGCGTCTTCGAGCAAGGCGAACGAGATCTGACCTTCTTCGGCCATTTTAAAGATGTCGGTCTGTGCTCCGAGTTGTTTTTTCAGGATGGAAATGATCGGAACGCCAGCGTTAATGAACTGTCGAAGGTCGCGGGTCAGCATCTTGCCTTCCTGACGTGCCTGACCATAGGCTACAATAGCATTGCCCATGTCTCCGTTGGTGAGGGCTGTTATGTCTCCGAGTATCTTGACCGATCTAGCCGCTTCTCTCGCAGATTGGCCGTAACCCATCATCATGACGGAGTTTTTGGCAACTTCATCGAGGGATAATGGGGTTTCTTTTGCCATTTGCACCACAGCATTGAACGCCTCTGCCCCAGCAATGCTAGATCCCGTCAGCGCGTCCATGGAAACACGAAGCCGCTCGTAGTTGCCGGCCATCTTTAGCGGGTAGGCCAACGCAGCCACACCACCAGCGGCCATCACGCCAGAATCGAACATGGCTGACCTCGCCTCGTTTGCCCTTTGTTGTGCGCCAGCTTGCATCTGCTGGAGCGAGTTGAGGGATCGTTGTGCTGCGCTAGAAACCACCCTCGACATGTTGTCGATGGCGCTCAATTGCAGTGTGAGGCGCATGGTGTTTGCCATTTTACTCTTCGATAGGCGTGTTCATTTCCTTGTACAAAGATATGGCATCATTGTACAATTCCCTCACTTCATTCGCTGGCATTTCGTCCAGCATCGGGTAAGGAGTGCTGCTGAAGTGGGCTAAGAAGAGCTGTTCTCTTCGGCTGATGAAGCACCCCCTAACTTTCCCTGTATCGTCATGAAGTCGATCCCGTGTAGGTATTGAAGTATGTCTTCGGCTATCATTTTCTCACCATTGAACGTGCAAGACTCCGCTGCCATGGATGCGTACATGAGGTCTTCGTTCATCTTTGCGTTCTCGCCCACTCCAGAGGTGGCTATCTCCTGACACTTCCTTGCGGTCTTGGTTGAGAAGAATGACATCTTGCAAGCTATCCCAGATACAGGAAGGGTGAATTCGCCCATTCCTTCTGATGCTTTTCTTTTGAGTAATTCGAGTACCGTTTCGGTCGCTGCGAAACTTGATCTTTCTTTTTTCATGTCGGTAAATGTAGAAAAGTTTCCGTAAATATTGGAAAAGAACATGTTACTCAAACATGGTGCGTCAACCCTCCCATCCTTAGCAATTTGTCACTTATATGACACAACGCAAGATTGGCAATGATTAAAATATGATGCGTTAACGGGGTGTGAGCCGATTAATGGCTCAGATGTGATGCGTTCACATTTTCACCTCGTTCACAAAACGTGAACAGATTGATTTAGTGAACACTATATAACATTGTGAGTAAGCCTCGCGACCTGCCCATCATTGAACGAGTGAATAAAGCCTTCTATCGCTTTCTTTGCGCCTACATAACCATTTCTGTCATGCCACCCATCGGACGGGCTTGGCGTTCGTAGGTACTCAGCCGTTACACCTATGAAGTCCTTGCCGCTCATAAACTTGTGCGTCTGCTTGTGGTGGATGTGGTGGAGATAGATGTAACGGTAATGGCAATCATTCCACATCTGCGGGTTTTCCGTTGCCATCAATATCGGTGTCTGCTCTAGCTTCGCCCCGTCTCCGTGACTTGTGGCGATCATGTTGTTGCCGTACTTAGTGTACTTTCTGTGCGAAATACTAACGTCAAAGGTCACGTTAGTTGACCATCTGTAATAAGCCTCAATCGTTTGAGCAAGCATGAAGCCGCTCATGTAATCGTGATTGCTTGGGTTGAAGATTATCTCAACATCTGAGTAAGGCAATATCCTCTCAATCGCACGAACATACATTTCTTTGGCGGCTATAAAAGCCTCGTGCCACATTCCCGAAGTATCTTGTGGCGTTCCGCTTGTCGTTGTCCTTCGGGGTGTGTCAATATGCAAGCAATCGTTACCGATGACAAATATCACTTTGTCGATGTTGAACCCGAACGCCTTAGAAAGTATTCCGTCAATTCCTTGATCAACTTGGTCAACCGCCTTCTCAATGTCGTAATGTTGTCCAGTCTCAGATGCGGCTGCATACTTGCCAACGTGAACATCTGACGGGTCTATAATTAGGCAATGTGGATCTGCTATAATTGACCGCTCAATGCGTTCAAACTTCGGGCTGTATGTTTGTAGTTCTTCGAGTATCGGGGCAAACGTATCTTCTAAAGTTAGCCCCTCGTTCTTGGCGAAGATTGAGAACTTTTCGCTTTTATGCCAGTAGTGCTTAACGTCTTTTAACTCGATGCCTGCCGCTTTGCATTGCTCAAATAGTTCGGGCAGATGTCCACGGTCGCGGAATGCAGTGATCAGTTCAATTTCTTCGGCACTTAGTCTTAGCCGATTACTATCACCATGCCCCTTTTTGAATCCCATTAAATGGTTATTAGGCAAAAACTTGTCAAATGTATCACAATTAACAAACATTGAACACGATATATAAAAATATGCAGCTACCCCGTTTTTACACAAAAGAAAAACCGCATCCGACACAGAGTCAAATGCGGTTCGGAATTTCGTTTCCTTGGACGTCTCAAATGTTCGCTCTAAGCGACCATTTTCAATTGGTATTCTTCTTCGCCTGTTACAGCTTGCCCTTCTACCCATGATGCCTCAATGCGGTCAAATCCAAGTCGCCCCCGAATATTCGAGGAGGTTGGCCTTATCCATTTTCAGGAGCCCTTATCCTCAGCTATACTAAGCCGGTGGAGGCGGTGGGGTTCGAACCCACGTGTCGCATTACGCTTTTCACGTATCAATCAAAGAACGGGTTAAAGGTATTGAAACTTTTTTGAAAAGAAAAAGCCGACCAAGTATGCTTCAGCGAGAGGCATGGTCGGCTTAGTTCGGACGAGGACTCCCCGTCCCGTTTATCTTAAATTCCCAAATTCGCTCTGTAAGTAGCCAACAGGTCAACCCCGTTAACCACGTACTTATTGTTCACGATGTCGATTTCAAATATGGTTGAGCCAGCGATCTCCAACTTGAGGTAATCAAGCTGAACCTTGCTCTCGACCTCTACGTTCTCGTGCTGCTTGAACGATCCAGTTGGAATGTTGCTTGAGCGGCCACGGAAGAAGTAAACGAATGCCTCTTCGTTAGATCGGCTACCTCCTGCGTCATAGGTTTCCTGAGAAGACCTGACCTGACCATCAAGGGAAGCGTACCCATTTGCCATTTGGATCATCGTATCACCGTAGAACGAGGTGAACTTCAATGACATCTCCATCTTATCGAATCCGACAGGGAGTGATGTCACGCCATGCTGTCCGAGCGGGGTGTGATCCACTTGCTTGATACTAATGTCGGGCATGGTAGCCTCAGACACTTTTCCAAGAAGGGAATTGCCCGTCAGATAGACGTTCGCATTACTGAGTTTCTTACGTGTAGTTGCCATGTTCGTTTAGCTCAGTTGAGCGAGTAGGTTGATATTGAAGGTTGAAATGAATGTGATTCTTTCTGCTGGGGTCGGAGACGCGTAGTTCCTTCTGAATGTGACATGACCAGCGGCCAGTTCGAGTTCAGAGTTGTCTGCTGGGTCATAATAAACCTCAGACCCGTCCAATAGTGCTCCACGCCCGATGAGGGTGGCGATGAATCCATTGGCCGTTCCTCTGATGGCATCGATGGTGGCCTGTGAAAGCGGCTCATCGATGAATCGGATCATTGCAAGCTCGATTGAAATACTCACGATGTCGTCAACCCATTGGATCGCAATGAAGTTCTCCGGTGCGGTGCTTGTCGGGTAGGCTGCGCTTCGGTTGCCGTATGTTCGGTAGGCTCCTCCGACCTTTACGATCGAGGTGACACCGGCAGCGTTAAGAAGCTGAACGTCTCCGCTTGGATCGTTCGGCCCCGTTCCGATCATAGCGTATTCGGGAGCAACAACACCTTTCAGCGTCTTGTTCGATGGAGATACCCAGTATCCGCGTTCACGGGCATTGGCCGACATCTTTCCTGCCAAGTAAGCAGAGAACGGATAGTTCACCAATTGAGCGAGGTAGTCATAGTCCTTCACCCACGGCCCACATGGGATGACGCGGGTAGAAGTGGTGGCCGAACTCTTTCCTGAAGTGGTTCGGTAAGACACAAGCTGTGTTCGGGTAGATCCCTGAGCCTCCTCTATCACGGCACGCGCCCTGAAGTAATCGGCCTGAGTTTCCATTTCGTTCGCAACCACGTCCAGTGCGGAATACTCAGGACAGGCGAGGATCATCGGGTTCAGTCCGAAAGTATCGTAGGCCTCAACGAAAAGTTTGAAGCCTGTTCTCGGTGAGGTGGTTCCTACAAAATCAGCAGCTACGAACCCTGAAACGTCATGGGTGTAGTAGGTCACATAGACCGTATCGCCCTCTGCGATGTCGCCCGATGGGATGATGGTCACGACTCCGAGTTCCGAAACAGTGTAGTCCGTTCCCTCAACGAATGTCGCCCAAGGAGAACCGCCAGATACCACTGGATCACCAGCTTCGATCAGTACAGCGTAGTCCAATTGAGCTTTTCCGTTCGCAATAGTGATGGCCTCGGCAGTGATCAGGGCAAGAGCGGTGTAGGGGTCATAGATGTTCACGACCAGAACTTTCGCTCCTGGGTCTTCATTGTAAATGGCTCTCAGCGCATGAGTTCCTTGCATCGGGTACAGAGACTCACCAAACTGAGCGGTGTCCTGAATCGAATTGCAAAGCGTGAGTGTATTTACTGCGCCTTTCGGAAAAAGGCCGACAAGCCCTATTACAGCGGTATCAACCTGAGTGACCGGATTGGTTCCTGATGGTTCATTGAAAGTCTCTACTCCGTGGAAGAACGCCATGATAGTGATTTAGTTTGACGCAAAGTTAATGAAGAATATTTGATTGCGACAAGCGGACAAGGAAAATAAGGCCGACCAACCCAAAACCTTGCTAGTCTCCGCGTGCCGTCATTGAACAGGGTGGAGAGAAGTGACGTCACCCAAAATCCCTTTCGACCATATCGGTCAACTTCCGCAGCGCCTCATTTATCCCGTCCAGCATTATCCGGTAGCACTTATTCCTGTCCGTCTCAATTGCAAGGTCATCGGCCACTCGGTCGGGGACTCCCTGCATGGCGGTTCTCATCTCCATTCCGAACTCATACAGATCCCGCCTGACCTGTTCCTTTGATACCAGCGCACCAGCTTTTTCCTCCAGCTCGATCCTTCCTTTCTCAGCTTTGTAGTGCTCCTGACGCCTCTTCGACTCGGCCACATCGAGAATTTCCCCCTCGTCTCCGCGTGCCGTCACTCTTCTCGCTGTGATCACCTCTGCTTCCAATGCCTCAGCGACAGGGGATGATGAGTTCTTGCCGATCGAGTAATTCCTCGCCCATTCCACCTTAGCTTTCTGCCAGTCAATACCGTTCAGCCGGCCATTCGCATTCCTTGAAA